GTTCGCGGGGAAGCTTGTAAGGCTGGAGCAGCTTCGCCAGCAGCTGGAAAAGGTTGTAGCTGAAGAAGTATCAATCAATGGGAAGCTTGTAAGGCTGGAGCAGCCGTACCAAGCGTTGCCCATGGTGATAACTGAAGAAGTGTCAATCAATGGAAAGCTTGTAAGGCTGGAGCAGAATCGCCAAGCGTTAGTAAAGGATGAAACCTCAGCTGTCACGTGAAACGGACACACAAATGAAGTCATGTTGTTTGCACCATACCAAGCTCTTCTCAGGGTGAGCCCAAAATTAGCCCCAGCACTAATCACAACAGACGTAATCTGATCTACATCTGCACTTACGTTATTAAAGTATGGCCTATAAGGAGCATCGCTATAAACAACCAACGAATAGTTACCAGCAGTATAAGTATGGATTAACGTATTAGAAGTGCTTGACTCATAACCACCTGTTGAATCCCAGTCAACTGCATAATGAACAGCATCCTCAGACCTTAGGTTAAACGTACCACCAGCACTTGTGATGCCATAGGTAATGATTGGAGCGTAAAGTACTCTAGGTACAAGCAGGTTTGACATAACAATCTCGCCACTGCTTACATCTAATAGTAAAGCGTCGCTGAGTTTAAATAAAGTGGAACTATTAAGAAATTTACCAGTGGATAGATTGAGATGTAAAGACATTAGATTTTTGTAATTGATACTACATTTAGACTTACGTCATAAACAATTGATAATGTGCAAACAGTGTTACCACTTGCACCGCCATTTTTAAAGGTATAGACTTGAGGTGTAGTTCCATCAGAGGGTGTTGCTGAAGGACTAATACCTACATAATCATGTGGTGGAATAGTAAAACCACCTACATCTTGTACAAGTTGTCCGTATGCCATTGTGTTAAAATAAATAAAAGTTTAAATTTTAGAAGTTATACTTAACACCAAACTTAGTGCCGTAATCATTTACGTCATCAAAGGTCGCTGCAACTTCTCCATAAACAGAAAGACGTTCTGTTGCTTGAATTGAACCGCCAATCTTACCTGTAAGTTTTGTCTCTTCTTCTCCACCATCAGGTGCAAAGATAGAAGGACCAGCTTGTACGTAATATGAACTTACGTCATTACCTGATTCATAACCAAGATGAAACTCTGTAACATGTCCATTGAAATCAGAACCAGTAAAACCAGCATTGTTTTCAATGTTTACGTAAGGACCAGCAACAGCAGAGGTAGAAAGGATAGCAGCTGCGGGGAGGATAGCAAAAATTTTCATTGTAATTTATTTAAAAAAGAATAAGTGTATTGTGTTCGTTTACCATGAATACCCCAACCTAACCAGTAGTATGCAGCATTCATATAATAAGGAACTGCTTGATGATTAGTTTGAAATGCATAAAGATCATCTCTAAACCTCATCTCATTAATCATATAACGAGTCTGACCTTCAACTGAAGAAGGATCACACTTGTATTTTTTACAGAACAAACCAAGACCATCATAACGTGCTTTGGTTGTCCATTGAATTAAACCATAACCACCACGAAGACATCTATCATAAGGTACAATAGCTCCACCTTCGCAGACATTAGGTTTAAAATTAGACTCCTGTTGGATGTTACCCATAATGACTGCTAGTGCTGTACGGTCTGTCACACCAGCAGAAGTCTGTAGTTGTTCTAGAACGTACTGCTGAGGTGCAGTACATTGTGGGCAGTCAATCATTTTTTCTTAGCAGTTTTAGCAGCTCGTTTAAAGTTGGCAGCACTGGGAGCACCTTTGCTACCAGGCTTACGCATCTTTTCATTTGAACCTTGTTTAATACGCATCCGTTTAGCGTGGATGTTAGCGTAGAGACCTTGTTTAGCCATTACCAAATACCGGGTATAATTTGACCAGTTAGTGCATAAGCTCCGAGCGCAGCCATCACACCTAGCATAGCCAGGCGACCGTTTAGCATTTCAGCTTTCTCGTTATGAGTCACAGTGTAGTTTTCGTCAGTGTACATGGTGGGTTCTTTAGCAAATAGGTTTTGTTGTCCGTGTTCGTTGGTGGTAACAGTCATTAGAATGAGATGTCAGAGTTTTCTAGTTTACGCATAATGTCTGATCTATAAGCAGGATCTTTATCATAACGTGGATCTGACATAGCTTTAACAAGTTCAGCCTGACTACGGAATGATTCATTCTTTTGATTAGAACCTTTACCTGTCAATAGTTGACCTTCTTTACCTACAGCATCAGTATATTTACCATACAATGCTTGTACTGCAAAGAAGATTGAGTTGGGATTGCCATCTGCCATAACAGAATCATACATCTTCACCTCTTCTTTAGAAAGAGATTCACCAGCCCAATCAATCATTGACTTATAAGCTTGTTGGCCGCCAACCATTTCAAACAATTGGTCAGCTTGTTCTTCAGATAAGACTTCTTTACTAGATTCCTCTTGATCTTCTTGCTCTTCTAGTACTTCTTCGGGGGCTTCTTCTTGTTCCCCTTCTTCACTGGTTTCGGATTCATTTTTAGGTTCTCCTAGTTTTTGTTGTAGTTCAATGTAAGCTCGTTCTAGTGCCTCTGCATTTTCAAACTTACCTGCTAATAGCTGTTGTTGTTCCCCTTCAGCAGACTCGGCAACAGCTAGAGAGTCTTGCTCATCAGCATTCAATGCAGGCTGATCAGCTGGGGTTTCATTCATTGAAAGAACTTCTGCCATATTATTGTTGTGGTGGTTGTTGTTGTTGTTGCATCATTTCAGCTGATGCTTGCTCACGTTTTTGATCTACTGAAGCTAGTTGTCCAGCTTGTTGAGTCATCATCATTTGTTGTTGTTGTTGAGCAGCAGCCTGTTGTTCTTGCTGGATCTCTTGCATACTCTTAACAAGATTTAATGTATCAATACCAGACGAAGCAGCCAAACGTTTAACTACTTCTTCAGGATTAATATATTCTTGAATAGCTTGTGGTCCCATTGTTTGAGCAATGACAGTAAGGAACTGAGCAAGGCTTTCACGATCTTGACCACGACCAAGTGCATTAATACCAGCTACAATAGTAGGCTTAACAATGTCACCTTTAGGAAGACGTGGGATCTCTCCTGTCTTTTGTGCAACAGAAAGTTTACGATTCAAATAAGGTACAAGGAACTCAACAGTAAGTAGACTGAACAGTCCACCAAGTTGTTGTTCTAGTTCTAGCTGTGTCATACGTACTTCTTCAGCAGTAGTACGTTCACTATTCCTTACGTTAAGAACAAGGAATGCATCACTAATACGTTGTGATAAACCTCCTACCATTTGATAAGCAGTCTGAAAGTCAGCCGTTTTACCAACCTGTACAACACCAATATCATCAGGTCTTCCCTGAATGATAGCTCCGTTGCCTGCTTGTGCAAGTGTCTGAGGCTTGGTTGTACTGGAGGGTGAAACGGTAAACACTACCTTAGCAGCAGCTGCACTGCCTTCTACAAGGGCTTGTGACAGAGCTTCAAGTGACTTTAGATCACCAATGAATTCTTCGACACGTCCACGTCCATAAGCCTCACCATCAACATGGTTAAACCTAAGTGGAAGCCAAGGGTTAGCATCAACAGGAGCTTTACCCATTGACTTAGGAAGTATATCATTATAAACTTCCTGATGCCACACCCATCTGTTGTTGTCTAGCATTACGTGAGTATAAACATCACATTCATCAGTTGGGTAATCAGTCAAGTCATCTTGATTTGCAGAATCAATATACTTTTTGCTTTTTAAGCTATCTTCTTTTTTATAATCTGGGTAAAATTTTTTAAGTAATTTTTTAGAGATTGTTTCCTTTGTTACAATTTCAATAACATTACCACTACCATCTCTATCTACAACATAACGGTTCAAAGGATATAGTTTAAGGCCATCCTTTCCCATGTAGACAAGAGCATTACCAGCAACGACTAAATGCTTTAGTGCTTGGTGAACAATAACACGATCAGTAGAAGCTGCAATAGATTCCATGATAGTGCGTTCAACTTTAGCAAACGACAAGTCAAGTTCTGATCTAATGTCTGGTCCTAGTTCTCCAGGGATATTAATATCATTAACCTGTAGCTTAAAGAAGCTGGTTTGTGGTGGTAGCAAAGCAAGCATTAGTTTACTTGCAAGCGTCACCACACCTTTAGCTCCTACACTTTGCCACGGTGTAATGAGATTACGTGAACCTTTATAAGATGTTTCTTCTCCACGGATTAGATAAGGAAGAGTTAGATCTGCTGCTTGTCTAGCAGTATTTAGAAACTGGGAGCGGTCCGAAGACAATCTCTCATAACGTGATTGAGCAGTCATTATACATTAATACCTGAAAAAAGAGTAGAAGCAAGAGAAGGT